GGTGTGATCGCCCCGGAGAACTGTTCACCGATCCCCTTCACGAGATCGCTGACCCACGCCGGAGGCTGATCGGTTTCCCCGCCAGCCGGAGACTGACTCGAGTCACCTTCATTGCCTCCAGTACCTGTGCCATCGTCCGCGTTGAAGCAGATACGGGACGTAGCCCCGAGTAGATCACGCCACATCGTCATTCTCCTCTTGGTCTTCGACCATCATGGATTTCTTGTGCTCCACCGCCCGAGCCTGCAGGAGGCCCCGGTACATGAGCATAAGACCCTGCTCAATACGAGCTTCGGTCATGAGGCCCAGTTGCGGGAACCGTACTTCCTTGGACCCGTCGGCCCGACAGATATACAGCATCACCCCGTCTTGAGGGCCAAGTTCTAGTGCTTCCAACAGCGCTGACCAGTCGACTTTCACTTTAACCTCCTTTCACAACTCTACGTAGTGTAATTCTAAGTTGTCAAGCTATTAAACCCAGACACGTCGCTTTCGTCCAAAGAGCCCTCCCATGTCTTCTGCATAGTGAGAGTAGTTCCCATTCTTCTCCGCCACATCATGCAATTGCTGCATGGACTCGATATACACCGGCTCCGGGCCAAGGTGTTCGTACCAGCCAGAATGGAACCGAACCGGACGCGAGGGCGCGTAGATGCGCTGCATCTTTCCTCCGCACGGCTTGTCATGAAGCATAGGGCCACTTTCGAAGGCCTCCATCTCTTCGATCGAGCAAATACGCTCCTCGGCCTTGTTGCACTTGGTGCATTGGTAAGTGTAGGAGGGCATGATGCTATCTTTTTACCTCCATAAATGCTATCATTTCTGTGTCAGCCCCGTCCCGAGCTGCCCAGCGATCTGTTGGAACTGCGGAAGTAGCTGAGCATATTGTGACAGATCCATCGGTTGCAAAGGGCTAGATCCTGGACCAGTAAGTGGACTGAGCATCATATCGTCAAACTGCGTCCCGTGCATCTGATGAAGTAGATACTGCGTAAGCTTCAGCGGGTCGATCAGGGGATTTGTACGCAGCAGTGCGTAGACTCGCTCAGCTCGAGCCTCGCGAACCTGACGAGTCTCCGGTATGGCACTGTCTGGATCAACCTTAACCTCATAACTTCCCTCCCGCAGAACCTCCGGCCGGAAGCGAACCCACACCGGTATCCCCGCAGGCCCAAGAATGTCCATCACAATTTCTTCATCCCACCTATCAAAGATGATCGGATGGATCTGCTCTATCGCTTCCGTAAGCAAATCTGCGCAGGTATCACGCCGTTCATCACTGCGAATGGCAGACGCCTGCGCCACCTCCGCAGCCTCAGTAGCACTCGGCTTCTCGGAACCCTGAACAAACTCGCCCCACTGGTTTTGCCCGAGTCCTAAAATTTCCCGCACGTCAGCCTGCACAAGAGCGTCACTCCGAATAAGCCCCTCCGGTATGTTGGACTCTGTGAGAATCTTAACAGCATTAATATCCTCCGCGTGAACTATGGCGCCGACCTCCTCGCCGACCAGCTTCGCTTCCTCATCTGGAGTCATGTTCTTGACATTGCTTAATATCTTTACCAGGCTGATGCGCCTGTGCTTCATAATGAGGGTGCGAATTTCATTAAGCTCCCGCTGCTGCGGCTCCAAAATCTGTGCATCCGGAATTCCCCAGAAGCATTCAGGATCCTGATTAAACACCAGCGGGAAATACGGAAGCTGCCCATCTACTTGCAGCTCATCACCGCCGGGTCCACTATCGAAGAGGACCTTCTCGCTTTGATAAGGCGCGATGACAAAGACCCGCTGAGTTTTCTTGTCCCTTATCTCCATCAAATCTACCATCCCCTCCATCGTGCGGGTCTGGCGGGTCGCTAGCTCTCTGGGCAGCCTGCCAACAGGTTCGATGCTCTTAGTATTTTCAAAGCGCGGATCATCTCTTATCTCGTCGATGTGCCGCCGGAGCCAGTGACAGGCCCACCGAGCCTCTCTCCAGCTGCACGTATACGCAGGCACGATAAATTGACCCGGATGCAACCTAAGCAACCAAGGCATATTCGCCTTGATAAGACTGTGGTATTCTAGCCTCATACCCCGACTATTGCGTTCACCCAGGGGAGCCCGCGCATCCACTAAATCCGGGGTCGGAGTGTATTGAGCACCAAAGCCCAGCTTCATTATCGCGGTCCCGAACATGAAAGTATCCTGGACCATCGTCTTCATCTGCTCCTTAGTCCGCATCTGGACCAGAAGCTTGTTATCCACCCGCTCGAGAAGCTGCGCAAGAATTGTATACTCCAAGCCAGGTTTCGTCGGGGTAATACTGACGCCTGGATTCCTGAAGTACACGCGAGGAACGAGACTCCTTACCATCTTGAAGAACACGTTGATAGGGAGTATTCTCTCATTCCACTGCCCACGGTAGTACCGGCGCCACAGCTCCCATTTATCCTCGAAGGCCATTTCCTTTCGGAACTGGAGTCCCTGCCGCACCTCGCCGATCCACCAGTTTACATCCGGCTTCCCGCGACTGTAGCCGTTAACTGAGTCGATAATATCCATCAGAGCCAGCCCCATTTCTTAAGGGTTTCCATGTACCCGTTTACTGCCTCGCCTATGTCTAAGCGATAAGCCTTGTCAGGCAAATCTACATTACTAAGGGTACGATACACCCGATTTCTCGCCTCACGCGTATAGTCCTTCTTATCTTCTTGTCTTCGGCCGATGGCAGTAGCTTTCAACACAACCTTCCGCCCGCCTGGGCAGAAGTACATTGACCCGAATTTTTGCACGTCGCTGAGCCAAACATGTTCCAGCGCCTTCGGGTCCCTTACTTCCAGCGGCCCGCCGGAGAAGGTTATCATTCTTACGGAAATCATCGTATCGTCAGATACTTCAAATTTCTTCTTCGCTCCCGTCGCAGTTTCGAATAAAACATCCAGGATGGGTTCCCGGAGTCCCTCCATAAACGCCTCAGTTTCATCGAACTGAAGCGACGCCGCGCTGCGAAGCGCAACAGCTTTTTCCTCTCCAACCAGGAGCTGTATAGAGACTGGGCCACGATAAGACACCTTGTTAAGAAAAGGTCTAAGCTTCTCAAGCGTCACTTGAGTCAGCCGACACGAAGACAACGCCAGCACTGTACTCCCCATCGACTCCACTTCCGGGCCCAGATAGCCTGTCAGCAGCCGCACATCCCGAAAGATCAGCAGAAACGGCTGCACAAAGTCCCGCCCGTTCCACCAGCCCTCGACTCGCAGCGAGACGCTGTCGCTGGATGGTACAGTAAAGGAGCCGTACTGTTCCTCTTCCCATCGGCGGATCTCCAACTTGTCGCACAGCTCGAAGAACTTCTCTGTATACTCGAATAACTCAGTTTGCAGACTGACACCTAGCGCCGGCTTACCAAACTTGCGAATAGCAGTCTCGTAGCAGCTGAAATCCTGACAATCCGCTACGATAAGGTCAGCGTGAGGCAAAGAAGGCCTCCAGCTAACAGGCCGCTTAACGATCCCACCTCCGCAAGAGTGCATCACCGGGTCGGTAATGAATACCTCCACATCATGCCCTTCTGCAGCTACTCGGCCCGCGAGGCCAAGGCAGCTTCCCGACGTCGACAGGAAGAGAACTCTCATTTCACACTCCACTACTTATAGGCAAGTAGTCATTCGCAGCCCTGTTCTCTAGCTCCTTTATAATGCTATCCAGCCTAAAAGGATCATGCATGATCCTTGGCTCAACATCTCGTGACCCCAGCCTGCTGGCAGCCTGCGGCATAACGAAGGTCGCTTGTGCCAGAGCCATCACTCTATCGTCGAGGCATCCCTCTTCTGCCTCAAGTCGCCCGTTTTCCTTCTCCACGAAGGTGTTAAGTTCACTGCGCAATAGTTCACTGTGGATAGTGAACCCGTTTGCCAGCTCTGTACGCAACGTACCGAGCATCATATGCTTCGTGACTTCACTAGTGTACGTCCCGAAGTCACTTATACGCATGAACTCCTTACTAGGAGCTGATAAGTTCTTCCCTTTATGCAGCAAATTCCGATCGTAGTTATCCATCAGAATCTTAACGACCAGAATCCCGTGATTATTGCGCTCCACGTTGATGTAAGCGTTATTGAACATCCGGCCCAATTCCGCCGCCTTGAGAGCGAAGAAATCGGGCTCGACCCGATTCGAGGCCCACTCAGCTACCTGTTCCCGTGCTTCGAGATCAATAACTTGCAGCACACTATTATCTCGTCCAACGCCAGCCCCTGGGTCTGCCCCGATAACATACTTATGCTCCCGCTTTGGGTGATCGCCTAAGATATAGAGGTGCTGGTCCCGTCGCTTCCATAATGGCGTAGGTATATAGCAAACCCGGTTGAAGTAAGATGCTCCGGAAGACTGAAAACATTCATCGAGTGAGATAGGATACTGCTCCTTGAACGCTTGCAGATCATAGTCTAACTCGGCGAGTTTTAGTCTACGCCAGGCAAGCTGCTCTGCTGTAAGGCCCTTCTGCGCGTACTCCGGCTCTTCCAGCGACTCATCCAGCCTCGACATGAACTCGGTCGCCTGTTCAGGTGTCATAGGCACCCGGTACTCAGGCCGATGAAGCCAGTTGAAGAAGTGCAGCTTATACCCCTGTCCTTGTGCAGCGCGTACACAGGCCCGGTGATACCAGTTGCCAACACCGTTCCCTGTACTTTCGATAATGATATTACCAGACGGGGGAACCGCCTGGAATAGGCCCTTGAGCAAACTCTTCGGATCAGGCCACCGGGCGACCTCGGAACAGTGCAAGTCCGTGATAGTATCACCATGACCAAAGTTCTTAGCACCTGCAGTTCCAATATAAAACATGCTGTCTGTTTTCTCAAATATAATCTCATTTCTATTCGAGTACTTAGGAACTGGCTGCGGGCCCTTGATGTGCTTAATCATATAATGAGCCCGCTGAAGCAAACGCTGGGTCGCGTCGCTTTCATGTGAAATGATAACGCAGCGCCTGTTTCGCTGATAGAGGCACTTCGCAAGGTGCCGCCCGATAACGTAAGTGCTTATGCCCATTTGCCGGGCCTTCGGGACGATATCCCGCCCGCTCAGGCTTTCATCAAGTATTGCTTGCTCCCGATTAAGCTTGAAATCTACATCATTACCCTCTTTATCAGGGATACGAAAGAGGGATTCGATGATAAGTTTCTCCGGCGTCACGAATGTGCCTCCTCGTCCCAGGCCTGATCTGGTGTCATGCAAGCTATGTGATCTGATTTCATATTCCTGTCATCAGCACAAAAACCGAGGCCGAAAATCGAGGTCTGGGCACCGCGCCAGAACCATTCCGCTGCGCTAACTACTGTTGCCAGGGAACCGGTAACTGACAATGACTGCTTGGCCCATTCCCACGTATCTTGAGATAAGTTTATTGCCAACCTCGCATTGGATAATAGGGCATTACCTGCAGCAGACCATGAGGCCTGTTGCATCAACAGCAGCAGATCAGCGTTAACCGGCAGCGGTACACCCGCCCAACTATACAACGTTTGTCCGAGTACCTGCATTAACCTAGCATTAATATCAGTTGCTTGCGACCCCCAAG